ACAAAACAAAGATTGACAATGATTGAAACAGACTACAAGCATATAGAGTCCACATTAGAGAAGTTAGTAAATAAAGTAGATAGCATGACTACAAAGATGTATATAGGCATTGGTGGTTTTATGGTATTTCAGCTATTAGTATCAAGTGGAATAATCAAGGTAGGGGGTTAATTCCCCTCCTTTTTTAAGTATTCATTTTTAATTACTCTATATAAACTAAAAAGCAAAGAATGAAAGTGTCTATCATTTTTCGTTTCAATAATAGAAGTACCGTCATAAATTCCTTCACTACTCGGATAACCATACATATACCTAGTCACTTTCTTTTCTAATTTATCAGAACTACTACCATCAATTTTATATAATTCAATAATATCATCAACTATGACTTTTAATCTACTTTCAACAATTCCTTCATTTTTAGAATAGTCTTTTTTAAAATCATCATAAAATAATTCTATTACATCATCTCTATATTCCCAAAATGCTTCATCTTCCATTTGGTCCATTTCTTTATATGTTAATCTTCTCACTACTTACTCCTTAAATATCTAAGTATCATATCACTATCATACTCATCTTCTCTTAACTCATACGCTTTACGTATAGCACCTTTTAATTGTGTATCATTCAAACTTACTCTTATATTATGATACATACCCTTATATGTTTTATTGTAGACTAAATTCAACTCATACATAGATGGTACAAAGTTAGCAATTAATTCTAATGGACTAATTACAGTTTCATTCTTTTCTATATATTCTAACATTGCAAACAGTTTATTTCTATTGTTTTTCATAGTAAAGATTTTCCCTTAGCCTCTTAAGGAGAATAATATCTAAATTATTAAAAGCTGTAAATGGGATAAAAAGTATACAAAGGATAGAAAGTATACAGTTTTAAAAGAGTAGCTGTATAAAAAATATACAGTTTTACATAGAATATACTTGATTTTATAATAATATCATAGTAAATGACACATTTGTACTCAATAACTGTATATAAAATATACAATTCATACTTATCATTTAGTTGCATACAAATTACAAAATTCTTTTTATGTATAAAATTTATACAATTTCTTTGATATTTAGTATACAAGTGTAAAAATTTATGATATAATTTCTTTAATATTTTAACATACAAACTAATTAGATACCTCTCACGAGCCTAAAGAAGTTTGGAAGTTAGTAGCATTGAGCTATGACCTCCTGATTTTTTTAGGAGATACCCACAGACTCATCGCAGTATTACCAAATCAAAAAACCGAAAGGAAATGGCAATGAGTCAATTTTTAAACACTATCGCAGTAACTCAATTTGATGTTCAAACAAAGCATGATTATCAATCAATGGGTGTATTAAGAGGAACTTTTAGACAAAGAACTGGTGTTAAAGGTAGCAAAGTTACATTTAACAGAATGGGTAAAGGTGAAGCATCTGAAAGAACAGCACCATCAAGTGATGTAATTTCAATGAATGTAGACCACAACAAAGTGGAAGTTACTTTAAGAGATTGGGAAGCATCAGAATATACTGATATTTTCAAACAAAAAGAAGTATTACCTGATGAAGTATCAGAATTATCTACTACAATTAAAGGTGCTATTGGTCGAAGAAGAGATCAATTAGCTATTGATGCACTTGCAGCAGGTACTTATGATGGAGCGACTGGAAACGGTCAAACTATTGCAACATCAGTTGGTGGAGCAGCATCAGGAATGAATTTAGATAAGCTTTTATCTACTAAAGAATGGTTTGATGATAACGAAGTACCTGATGATGGTAGATATATCGCTATGACTCCAAACGGTTTTAAAACTCTTTTAGGTGAAACTAAAGTAACTTCTTCTGATTATGCAACAGTACAAGCATTAGTTAGAGGTGAGATTAACACTTACTTAGGATTTACATTTATCAAAATTGGTAAAAGAGCAGAGGGTGGTTTACCACATGATGGGTCAGGAACTTATCCAACAACTGGTGATGTTATTGATGCATTTGCATGGCAAAAGAACGCAGTTGGTGAAGCAGTTGGTATTGAAATGCAAACAAGTGTTGATTGGGTAGCATCTAAGAAATCTCACTTATCAAGTGGTGATTTTAAAGGTAATGCTGTAATCATTGATGAAGTTGGAATTGTAAAGATACAATATACAGTTCAAGCATAGTTTAACCTAGTCTTATCAATAATGTGATATACTTCTGAAAAGGAGTTATCATGAAAAGACTAAGTTATACAAAAGGCGAAAAGATTGGAAGCCTAACTTTTATAAGAGAAGTTGAAACAATCAAGGGTTACAGAAGGGGAGAGTTTGAATGTCCTTTCTGTAACGAGTTCTTTAACACACGAATTGCAGATGCGAAACATCTTAAAGCAACTAAATGTAGTAAATGCAGATATGAGGTTTTAAAAACTGATAAAATTGCAAAGAAAATAAAGAATGTTCTTAAAAGTATGAAGCAAAGATGCTATAATACTAACGCAACTTCTTTTAAACATTATGGTGGGCAAGGTGTTATTATGTGCAAAGAATGGAAAGAGAATTCTGATACTTTTGTAAAGTGGGCATTATCTAATGGCTACAAAGAGGGTTTGACTATTGAGAGAAGAAATGTACATGGCAATTATGAGCCATTAAACTGTACATGGATACCAAGAGCCAAACAAGCAGAAAACAAGAGAGATAACAGAAAGCATAAATACATTGGAGTGAGTCCTCATAGTGGTGGATTTGTTGCAAGAGTTACTGTAAAAGGTAAGGGTGTTTATGTAGGTTGGTCTAAGTCAGAAAAAGAGGTAGCCTTAGCAAGAGATAATTATATCTTAAAGCATAAGCTAAAACGTAAATTAAACTTTTAAGGAAATAATATGAGTTTTAACAGAGATAACTTTACATATTCAAACATTGGTCAAGGGTCAAATGCACCTAAAATCCATGCGTATAGAAGTACAGCAGACAATAAGGCTGCTATTGGTGGGTCAGGATACTTTAACGACCTTAGTTCACAATTAGAGGTAGGTGATTTTATTATGACTGATGCTTCTGATGGTATGGAAGTAACTGGTGTTGCAGGTAATACTGGTGGTGTTGTAACTACTATTAGTGCTGCTTTAGCATAATCTTTACGGGGTACTCTACGGAGTATCCTACTAAGGAGTTATCATGGCAATATTTTCAGACGTACAAATCGCATCTAACGCATTAATCTTATTAGGTGACGAGCCTATTTCTTCTTTTAATGATACGGGTGCAGGAGCAAAAGCAGCAGCAAACCTATACGAGAGTTCTTACTTATCGATACTTAAATCACATAGATGGAATTTCGCAACTAAGAAAGCAACATTAGCAAGACTAACAGAAACACCAACTAATGAATTTGCATACCAATTTCAATTACCAACAGATTTAGTTTTATTAATTACAACATATCCAGTATCAACTTATAGAATATTAGAAGATAAATTATATAGCGATAGCCTTACAATAGAAGTAGATTATATTTATAGAGTAGAGGAAGCCAAGTTACCAGGTTACTTTATCAAAGCATTTGAATACTATTTAGCTACACAACTATCAATTCCAGTTACAGAAGATTTAAATAAGCATGACTTAATTAGACAGATGTTTGAAAGAGAGTCAAGAAGTGCAAGATATGCAGATGCACAATCACAACCAAGTGTAGGAATTATTGATACACCTTATATCGTAGAAAGAAACTACTAATATGGGACGAATAAAAGTTCTACAACACTCACTAAATAGTGGGATACTTTCACCAACAGCATTTGGTAGAGTAGATATTAGTAAATACTATAATTCAGTAGCAGATGGACTTAACACAGTATGTCACCCACATGGAGGTCAATTCAAACGTAATGGCTTCCAATATGTAGCAACACTTGCAGGTGATGGTAGATTAATCAAATTTGCATTTAACGTATCACAAGCTTATATCTTAGCATTTACAGATAATAACATTGCAATTTATAAAGATGATGTATTTGTACAAGATGTAACTACTACTTACACACTTGCACAAGTAAAAGAAATTGGATTTGCACAATCAGCAGATACAATGATAATTACACATGAGGACCATATACCAAGAAAATTAGTTAGAGATAGTGGTACGGGAACATGGAGCATATCAGATATTACATTGACTAATATACCTAAGCATGATTTTGGTAGTGGCGATGAAGATGTAGTTAGTGTTACAAGAGGTTATCCAAAATATTGTACATTTCACGAAGCGAGATTATGGTATGCAGGATTAAAGTCAAGACCACAAACAATCTTAGGATCAAAGACTAATGACTTTTATAACCTTGATCTAGGTACAAGTTTAGCAGATGAGGGTATATACGACACATTAGATACAGACCAAGTAAATCCAATCGTTAATATTTATGGTGGACGACAACTACAAGTATTTACAGAGGGTGGAGAATTTAGTAATACAGCTACACCTATTAAGCCTGATGATAGTGTTTGGAAAAGACATACACAACATGGAAGCAAAGAGAACATCAGACCAGTTATGTTAGATGGTGCAACTATGTTTATGGATAGAACGGGTAGAAACTTACGAGATTTTGTATTCAGTTTTGCAGAA